AGGTGGCGCGGGGTGTCCAGGCATCAGTGAATCCTAAAAAACTGCTGTTGATCCTCGACGATCGAGGCCGGGCCCTCGATTATCTTCTTTCCCTTGCTGCTGTTGCATGAGCCATGCGCGGGCCGCAGGTTATCGAGGTCCCACGTCAGCTCGGGGTACAGCTTGCGAGGCAGCTCGTGATCAGCAGAGTCGGCACCGGGCAGCCCGCACAGGTAGCACGTCGTGCCCTTGTTCTCGAGGGTGCGCCTCGTGTACTCCTGCGCCCTGCGCCCGCCCCACTCTTGCACCTCGCTCATAGCTCGAGCCTGCACATGCCGCACTTGCCAGTGACCATAGGCACCGGATCAGCGCAGCTGCAGTGCGTCGAGGGCGCCCTGCCCTGCAGGGTGTAGTCGCCCGAGATAGGCATCGGCCAGCCCTGCCGCTCATAGCTCATTGCCTCGCGCACGAGCTCGTCGGTAGCGGGCACAGCGTGCCGCTCCCAGTCCTCGTATTTCATGCCCCAGCTCATCGGATCGTGCCCCCCCATTTCTTGTTTACTGCTGCCTGCCATGCGATGTGTTGATGTTTAGGGCAGGGCGCCATGATGTCGCATCCAGGCGCCCCGCAGTTGATGAAGTCGAACCCTCGGATCACTATGGGCTCATTGGGGGCGTCGCCTGCTGCATCCTCCAGCGTTGCAGCAGGCGACGCGATGAACCTGTCGATCGTCCGCAGTTGTGCGTCGTAGGCGGCTGCTGTGCTGCTGCTGCCCGCAGCGGCTGCCTGCTCGATGATTTGCTCGGTCTCGGCACGTAGGGCCTGCAGGTGCTCGACCTCGATCATCGGTTCGCCTTGTGCTCGGGACAGATGATGTAGTCCTGCCCAGGGTAGCGGCGCTTGCCGACGACGGTGCAGCCGCTCTTGTGCTCTACGCAGTTCAACATCGGGTTATCCCGGCCCGAGGATCTGCACGGAACGCAGAACCGCCCCCGCAGGCTGCGGACTTGTCCACAGGCGAAACACTTGCCCTCATCTGCTGGTGAGGTACTTACGAAACTTGATTCATCAGAGTTAGAGGGGTGGTTTAGTGATGGTTTGGGTGACGCCTGCGTCAGGGGGGGGGTGACGCCTGCGTCAGGGGGGGGGGTGACGCCTGCGTCAGGGGGTGACGCCTGCGTCACCCGGTGGGCGGTGCTGCGGTCACAGCCCTGTGGACAACTCACGAGCAGCTCGTAACGGTTCGGGCGGCTGTAGTCGTTCATGTTGCGCGTGCCCCCGCCCTGCACCTCCCGAGAGACCTCGCCGAGGTCGATCAGCCGCTGCAGCGACCGCTGCACGCTGCGGGCGTCCACGTTCGCGTAACGGGCGAGGGTCGCGACCGCAGGCCATGCGCCGCCGTCGCCGTCGTGGTTCGCGATGCCGATCAGCACTAACTTGTCTGTGCCCGATGCCTGCGAGTGGTGCAGGACGATCGCTAGGCTCTCTACGCTCATTTTTCCGCCTTTCTAGCGTCTATCCGGTGTTTCCATAGGTCCAGGGCCCGCCACGCTGCCGCGAGGCGCTCCACGGGGCTCACAGCTGCCCCCAGCTGCCCGAGGTGCTGCTGCCGTCGGCCCGCTCGACGGTGTAGGTCGCCCCACGCGATCCGGTGACCTGCGCCATAACCCAGGCATCGTGATCAGCCTTGATCTGCTCGTTGCGGGCTTGGATCTCTCGCCCTGTCATGTAGGCGTTGTGATCGACGCCGCCGTCGTTGTAGCAGGTCTCCCAGCCCTCGTGCCACGCCTGCGCCAGCATGAGGCGCAGCACCTGCTCGCGGGCCTGCGCATGCGGCGCCGCGTCGAGCTGCTCGAGCATCGAGCGGTACGGGTCGCCGGGGCGGTGGCTGGTGTTGTTCTCGGTCATGATTAGAGCCCTTCTGTGAACAGTGCATCGGGGGCTGCGAGCAGCTCGCCGGGGGTGCACTCGAAATGGTTGGATATGGCAACGAGATCGGCGATCGAGAAATTGACCTTGCCGAGCATGCGGGCGCTGATCTGCTGCTGCGGCAGACCGAGGATCTCGCCGAGCTGCGCCTGCGTGATCTTGCGGCGACGCATCGCCTCGCCGACCCGCTCAACTAACATTGTTTCGCTGTATTTCATGTCTCGAGCCTAACATGCTTTCGCTGTGCCGTTTACCAACCTGCGCACTGTTCAGGTAGGGTACTTAACTGCTTGTAGGAACCGACTAACCATTCCCCCCAGCTGGTTAGTCGGTTCCTGCGAGTTCTAGCGGTTTACCTCCCCAAAATGCCGGCCTCGGGCCTATAGGTTTCCTACAAAGAACTGTCTTTTTGCCGATGCGAGCTCTCGGCGGGTCGCACAGGCCACGGCGGCAGCCTGTCGGGCGGGTGCCCGAGCTGCACGAGCAGCACCCTTAGCTGCGCTGCGTATTCCTCGATCATCCGGCGAAATATCGCCTCGCGTTCGGCGCGGCTTTCGGCGGCGAGCATTCGTTTGAATAGCGACTGATTGGTCGCCTTTTCCTCGTCGGCGCGGCCTGATCGCCACGCCTGCAGCCCGTCGATGATCTTGGGCACGATCAGCCCGAGGCCGCCGACGCCGAGGATCGCCGTGATTAGTTCCGGTGTCACATCCCCCCCATTTCTGTTATCTCGTCGGGTCCAGATAGGCCCAGTCGATGCGGCGATACCGCTTGAAGATGTCCGATAGCGCGGTCACGACGAGGGCGACGATCAGCCACACAGCCGAGGATCTGCCCAGGCTGGCGTAATACAGGGCTGCGGGCAGCATCAGCACCCAGCCGAGGCCGACGATCATCAGGGCGACGCGCTCGAGCCACCAGTGCCCGGCGATCACGGCGACCGAGCCGATCGCCCCGCCGACGCAGAGCACGATGCCGACGGCGACCGACATCACGGGCCCGATCGTGCCCGTGAGCAGCGTCGGGATACCGCCGAGGGCTGCGAGCATGCCCGCCGCGCCTGCGGCGATGTAGGCGAGGATCTGCGCCGCGTTGATCGCACGGGGCTCGCGTATCCATTTAGGTACGTACATGCTCGCCCCGCTTCCGACGGAACAGCCGCAGCCAGCCGGTGCCCTCGGTCTTGATCCAGGCGCCCGCCCCGGCGATCAGCAGCGTGATCGCCGCAGACACAAGCGGCGGCAGGTGCCCCTGCGGGTCGAGCAGATACAGCACGAGGATCGCTGCCGCGCCCGCGTACCCTCCCGCTTGGACTTTTTCTGTCGGTTTGAGGTCACCCATCTGTGAGCCTTTCCATAATGTCGAGTAGCAGCGAAACGGCGAGGAAACCCTGCACTGCGAGCCCTACGCTCGCGAGTGCAGAGATCCATGCGGTCGCCGTGAGCAGCGAACAGCACAGCTCTAGGGCAGGTTCAGAGCTTGCCCGACCTCGATCACGTCGGGGTTGCTGACCTGCGGGTTCGCGGCGATCAGGGCCTGCAGGTCGACGCCGAACTGCAGCGCGATCAGGCCCATCGTGTCGCCCGCCTCGACGATGCACTGCCGGGGCCCGCCCAGGCGTGCCGCGGCCCCCGTATCGCGTATGTTTTCCTCGCGCAGGCGCAGCCAGCCGAGCAGCGGCCCGGTGCCGGGCTGCCCGTACCCGAGGCGGGCGCGGTGCGCAGGCTTGGCCGAGTACCATGCCCCATCGACAAACTGCCGGGGCGCTGCATAGCCGTCCTGCTGGATCACGTCGGCGCCCGCGAGGTCGCTCGTCAGCGTCGCCGCGACGTGCCCCGCCCAGTTGCTGCCGTCGCCGCCGTAGACCATCCAGTCGCCCCGCTGCGGCAGCTGCCCCGCGTCGTTGGGGTTGTTGTCGATGCGGATCCAAAAACGATCGGGCACTCGGTCGAGCAGCTCGCGGGCCCCGCCGACGCCGCCGACACTCTCGGACCAGTGCACGCCGGTCAGGGTCTGCGCGAACTCGTCGATCGCATCGACGCACTGCAGCCCGAACCTGCCGTCGGGGTTCATCTTGACGCCCTCGGCGGTGCGCAGCCATTCTTCGATCTCGGGGTGTGTCATGTCGCTTTTCCTTTTCCTTAGTAGGCGAGCACTCGGGCGAGTGCATCAGCTTCGAGGGCGTAGCCTCGGGTGTTCTCGTGCACGGTGTCCTGCATCAGCCCTGCAGCGGTGGCTGCGGGCTGATCGCCGATCAGTGACGTGAAATCGAGCAGCGGCAGATCCAGGGAATCGGCGATGTCGTACAGCCGAACCCGCTTCGAGTCGTAGTTACCTGCGCTGCCGACGCCGCCGAACGAGAGCAGCAGCACCGGGATCGCGAGGGCGTTGACGTTGGTGATAAACGTGGTGATGTCGGTCAGCGTTGAGGTGTTGGTGTTGGTGCCGATATTGATCAGCGCCGCGTCGGGCTTTGATGCCGTGAGACTCGAGTTGTTGACGCTGAAAGCGGCCGAGTAGAGCCGCGACCAGTCAGTCGGGAACAGCCATTCAGCGGCGCTCGACGAGGGCCTGCCCGCGTTGCTGATCGTGAGCCCGGTGGCATAGGTCGGCTCGAGGCCGAGCAGGCTCGTCAGGCCCGTGCCCGCGAGGACGATCGTGTGCACGGTGTCGGCCAGCCCTGCATAGGTCGCTGACTTCCAGGTCGAGCCCGAGGCGACGGTGAATGCGGTCTGCGCTACGCCGTCCACGGTGACGCTGATCGAGCCGCCCGCCGAAATGTAGGCGAACAGTTTGAACCCGGTGAACGCCTCGAGGCTGGTGAACGTGATCGACCAGCTACCGGCCGGTGCGACCATGTAATTCTGACTGGTGCCGCCCGCGTCGGCCACGCCGCCGCTGATCGAGCCCCATCGGGTATCCCAGCTGTTCGCGTAGATCAGGCCCGGCTTGGCGCCGAACAGATCCGCGAGCTGCGCAGGGAACGAGCTCACGGCGACCTGCGGCTGCGTCGAGCCGCTGCCCGCCGTCTTGGAATCGCCCGCCGCGACGAGGCGCTTACGCTCCCCTGCGCGGGCCTTGCGGACGATCGAGCGGATCGTGCGCATCGTGGGCGACTCGCCGTTGTACAGGTGCAGGGACGGGTTCCAGGTCTTGGCGCGGGCCGTGCCGCCGAGGTAGGCCGGTGCGGTGGGCTTGGCGACGGTGTTCGGGGTTGCCCAGTTCTGCGGGGCGTAGGTCGCGCCCGATGTGAACGCGGCGATCGCCGAGACGATCGTGCCCGAGGGGCTGACCACCTTATCGCCCGCAGCGTAAACGGTGCTCGCTTTCCATTTGGGCACCACGTCGGCCGCGTTGGCTTTCGGGCTCAGGCCCGCCTTGATCGCGGTAGCGAACGGGTTGACGCCCGCTGTCTCGTTGACGAAATCGGCGAGTGACTGCGCATCCTCGGCCGCTCCGGTCGCGTTGTATCCGGCCGGGCCGCGCAGGTTGGCTTTACTGTCCCAGGGCATTAGTTGCTCCATTCTGTGAGTTCGCCGGTTTCGGGGTCATACCACCAGGTGCCGGGCGTGGGGTTGAGGGGTGGTTCGGTGCCGACCCACACGAGCGCGGGGTTGGTCGGTACGGTCAGCTGATCAGCCAGGGCGCCGCCGTCGGGGCCGACGTACAGTTTCCAGGGCAGCAGCTCGTGCTTGACGAGCCGCGTGTCTTTCTCGCGGTAGCGGATCTCGACCTGATATGAGATCCCGCCCGGCATCAGATCATCGGTGGCGGCGAGCTCGACCTCGAAAAACCCGTTGGTTGCGGGCACCGTTTCGACGGGCACGGTCCCGGCGAGCACGTTCAGGCCCGAGATCCCTGCCGAGGTTGCCCTGAACATCAGTACGGGGTCCAGGGGCAGCAGCGGGTCGAGCCCGAAATCGGTGAGGGTTCCATTGACGAGCGGCATTAGGGTTTGGTCCTTTCGAGTTTGGCGACTTTGAGGCGCAGATCGTCGATGAGTTTCTGCTGCCCGGGTTCGGGCCGGGGTTCGGCTGCCGTGCGGGCGATGTCGGTGAGCGCCTGCTCGGCCGCGTCGAGCCGGGCCGACAGTCGGGCGCTGCCGCCGTCGGGGCCTGCCGCTGCGGCGAGGGTCTGCCGGATCTCGGCGACCTCGCGCACGAGCTGCTCGATTGTTTCGGTGTGATCGGGCAGGGCGCGGGCGACTGCCTCGGCGGCGAGGCGTGCGACGGTTTCGAGCTGCGTTGGTTCGGGCACGATCGGGGCCTCGTCGGCCGGGGCCTCGTCGATCGGGATCTCGGGGGTCGGTTCGGTCATAGTGTCCTGCCTAGGGTGATGTCGGTGGTCCATTTCTTGCCGGTCCAGGTCGCCTGCCCGGCCATGACGAACGACTGGATCAGGCCCGGTGCGAGGTCAGCGTCGGGCACGCCGAGGGCTGCGGTGCCCCGCGTATCGACGGCGAGCAGGTTCAGCAGCGGGTCGGTGTCCAGCGCCCGCGAGTCGGGCAGCTGCAGCCCCGTCGGCCGCCACTTGTTCTCGGTGTCGAGCCAGTAGTTGACGATGTTCAGCGCCTGCGCGTCCAGGGCCGTGCCGTTGTATGCGCTCAGGCTGCTTTCGACCTTGAACTGCCGGAATCCATAGGCGTCCTGCAGGGCGGTGTTATCGACGTAGAGAAACATCGGATACTCGTACTCGGTTGAGTCCTTATCGGCATCGGTTTCGACCGCGTTGAACGTGCTGAGCTGCACGTCGGTGATCATGTCCTCGGGGGTCTTTTCCCACTCGACGCCGACGCGCACGGCCGAGGTTGGCAGCACGGCCACGCCCGAGGCGCCGCCGGGTGTGTAGGTGCTCCACAGGCCCCGCTCGCCCGAGGGTTCCAGGCCGCCCGAGGGCAGGACCTTGCCACGCTCGGGGCTGAATGTGATGCGTTTGGACAGGCCCGCGCCCGGGGTGTAATAGCTGGTGTCGTGGTAGCGGTAGGTGTAGGACCTGCAGAACCGCTCGGCGAGCTGCAGCCATTCCTTAGCCTTGTACTGCTGCTTGGTCTGATTGATCCAGGTGTGCCCTGTCGAGCCAGTCAGCGCCCATCCCCTCGGCATCGTCGAGGCGAGGGTGTTGAACCTCGTCGCGGCGGGTGTGTTTGCGTCCCATACCACGTCGAGCACTTTGTGCTTGACGAGTTCGGCCAGGGGCGAGGCGGCGGTGAACGATACCCGCAGCGCATCCCGCACCGAATCGTCGGGCGCTGCCCGCAGCGGGCCCAGGTTGCCCGCGAACAGGCAGCGGGCCGATACCGGATCGACGAGGCCGACGGGGGCGCCGACCTCGAGGAACTCGGGCATCGTGCCCTTGATCAGGAACTGCCCGGCGAGGGTGCTCGGCGGGTCCATTTCAAGGCGTGAGTCGTTGCCCCAGCCGAGCCGCAGCCCGGCCAGGGCGGGGCGCGGATCTGCCGCTGCGGTCTGCATCAGCTCGCCGCCGATGTAGAGATCAGGCTGACCTAGGCTCATACCGTCGCCAGCTTCGGGCTGCCCTGCGCACTGAGTGCCTTGTTGATGGTGCGCACGAGCTGCTTGCCCAGCTGCACGGCGTCGGTGGTCGCGTCGGCCTTGACCTCGATGTTGATGTTCACGTTCTGCGCGGCGCTGAGGCCGCCGCTGAGGCTGCCCAGGCCCGAGGCGATGCCGCTCGGCACGCTCGAGCTGGTGAGCGTCGAGGCGCCGACGAGCGACTGCGTGCCCATCAGCGACTGCGTGCCCATCAGTGCCACGGGTGCGGACTGCATCAGGGGCATCGCGCCGCCGTCCGCGTTGCCGACGGGGGCATTGTTGGCCTGATCTTTCGAGGCGAACAGCGAGGCGAACCAGCTGATCGCATCCTTGATCCAGCCGATCGTGCCAGCGATCGCCCCGTTGATCGCGCCGAACACGACATCGGCGGTCGCCTGCAGGCCCTTGATCGCCCCGTCGATCCCGCCGACGGGGGCGAGCACGTCGTCGAGCCAGCCGATCGCATCCTGCACCCATTTGACGATGCCCTCCCACACGGCGACCGCTGCGGCGCCCATGAGATCCATCGCGCCCTGAATGCCGCCGACCGGGGCGAGGGCCTCGTTGAGCCAGGTGATGAAATTGTTCACGCCCTCGACGATCCAGTTCCACACGGCGACCGCTGCGGCGCCCATCGCGTCTACCGCGTCTTTGAACCACCCGACATTGTTGTAGGCCCAAATTATGGCGGCGATCAGGGCGACGACGGCGAGCACGATCAGCATCGTCGGGTTGGCTGCCTGCGCAGCGTTCCAGGCCCATTGAGCGGTAGTGACGAGGGCGAGGGCGACAGCGATGGGCACGAGGATCGGGGCGAACTGCATGAGCAGATCCAGCACGGGCTGAATGAACGGCAGGGCGCCCGCAGCGAAATCCTGAAACTGCTGCATCGCGCTACGGGTGAACGTCTCGAGGGCGACGCCGGGCCCGGTGCTGACGGTCTCGCCGAGCCTGTCGGCGGCGCCTGCCATTGTGTCGAACGCATCGCCTGCGG